CGGCACCGTTAAGGATCGTCTGAACGAATCCGAGGAACCCGTCGACGATGAACTTGACGCCGTCGATGACGGTGTTCTTCATTTCCTTCCAGGACAACTCCCAGACAAGTTTCAACGTCTCGGCGGTTTCGCCGATCCATTTGATGGCGGCGCCGAACGCGTCGAAGGTCGGCTTGAGGAAGTCGTTCCACATTGAGTCGGCAGATTCAGCTATAAAGCTGAACACCCCGTCGACGATGTCGCGGAACGTCTCGGACTTCTTGTAGGCGATGACCAGCCCGACGACCAACGCGGCAATGGCACCGATGATCAGACCGATGGGATTGGCAAAAAGAACAGCGTTAAGAATGACCTGTGCTGCCGCCCATGCCTTAGTGATGGCAACAACTGCCTTGAATACGATCACGCCAGTACCGAGCACCGCAACAAAAGGAAGGATGATGTCTTTGTTGCGTCCGATCCACTTGCCCAGATCGATCAATCGAGGTACGACCTCGTCCTTGACGAAACCGAAGACGTCCTTCAGCGTCGGCAAGGCGTTGGTCTTGAACGACTCCCAGAGCTTGGCGCCCTCGCGCTCCGCGAACTCCAGCGCCCTCGGCAGGTTCTCGCCCAGCCACTTCGCCGCGTCCTCGATGAGCGGCAGCATCTTGGCGCCGATCTGCTCGCCGAGATTCCCGACGATGACCTTCAGTTTGTCCATCGGGCTCGCCGCGGCCTCGGCCGCACCGCCGAACTCGTCGCCCAACTCCTTGAGGATGAGCTTCTGCGCGCCCATCACGTCGCCGGACTCGACCAGGGTCTTGATCTGCTCCTTCTGCGACGCGGTGAACGACACGCCCACCCGCTGCAGAGCGGTCACGCCCTTGATCGGATCGTTCAGCGCCTTGCCGAGCTGGATCGCCGACGACTTCGTGTCCTGCCCCAACGCCACCGACATATCGGTGACAATCTGGTTGGCCTGGTTGAAGATGTCGTTACCCTTACCGACCTCGTTGCGGACGTTCTTGAAGGTCAGCAGCAGGTTCGCGCCGGACTGGATCGCCTCATCGTCCACGCCGGTCTTGTTGGAGATCGCCGTCGCCAGCTTGTTGACCTGATCGGCGCTGACATTCGCCGCGCCGCCGGTGGACTTGATGACCTGCGCGGTCAATCGGCTGATCTTCGCCGACTCGGCAGCGTCCTCGATGAATCCCTTGAACAGCGAGAAGCCGCCGACCGCTGCGGCGGCGGCAGCGATCGGCGCGAACATGGTGCGGGCAACCCCACCGATCCCGACCCGGAACCCGCTGCCCAGAGACTTGGACATACCCACGCCGACACGGCGGCCGTCGAAGTGCTTCGGGATCTCACGCTTAACGGCCGGGCCGAACTCCTTGAGGTCCGGCTTCACCGCGACGAAAACATCGGCCAGCGACGCCATCACAGACCGTCCCGCGGCGGCTTGGCCCCGAACTGGTCGGCGGCCGGGCGCAGATGCGGCTGCGCCGCCGAGTGCTCGGTACCGGCCTCCACCATCCAGCCGTAGAACGCGATCGCCCGATCCCAGCCCACCCGGTACTCCACCTGACGGGTCCGCGGGTTGTAGTACCGCTGCGACTTGATGCTGCGGCGCAGCGCCCCCGTCAGACGCGGAGCGCGCCGCCTAGCCTCATCGCGGACCAGCCGAGCCGATTTGGCGATCTCCCCGGTGACGGCCTTGTTGCGGGACAGTGTGGCCAGAATGGCGGACTGCACGGCAGGGGACGACATCTTGATCCGGATATCCGCCACGAGTCACCTCATCTCAGGCCGAGCGCGCGCAACAACTCCTGGCGGTCCCGGTCCTCCGACTCGACCGGTTTGATCTCCTCGAGCAGCCATTCGTCGAACAACTGCCGCTGACGATCTGGGTCGACCACCTCGCTCTTGCCGTTCGACGCGATCGCGATCGCCACCGACGCCTGATGCTGCGCCAGCGCGCGCGCCTCGACACGCTCGGCCAGCAGCGCATAGACGACGTCGCAGACGTCGCCGAAACTCAACTGGCGCGGGCCACCCGATCCGCCTCGGTGCGGCGCACCAACAGCGCCAGATCCGGCCGGCCTTGCCTCTCGAGTCGGCGCACAACCTGCGAGGACGAGTCGCCCATCGAGCTCCCACTGGTAGACGGCGGCCCATCCGATGAGTCGGAGGACCGCTGAGTAGGGCGCCCGGCCATCGCTTCGATCGCCTGCTGTACCACGCCCATCAGCTCCTCGCCATCGGCGCGGTGCTTGGTGGCGGCGGCGGCGAACCGGGCCCAGTCCTCATCGACCAGGCACTGCTCCATCAGGTCGTACATGGCGACCAGGCCGTCCATGTCCGAGGAATCCACGCCATCCTGAGCCACCTTTGCGAACCGCATCAGCGGCATCAGCCCGATCTTGTCGGCGATGCGGTACTTCTCGCCGTGGAACTCGACGGTCTCACCGCTCATGTCACACGACCGTCCCGGAACGGGCAACACCCGCGGAGTAGACGATGAACGACTTCGCCGCAGCGGGGCGCTCCAGGCTGAACTGAACCGGGATGAGCGCCTTGTCCGGGGCACGGCGGAACGCCGACTCGATCGCAGAGGCGTTCAGGCACTGCCGGGCGATGATGCGCGTGGTGGCGTCCAGCGACTCCCAACCGATCATGCACCGCGTCACTTGGCTTGGCTCCGGCGGCTCCAGGGATGTCAGCGCGGTCGCGCCGGTGCCGGACACCAGAGTCATCGTGCCGCCGTTCATGGCGTACTTGAGCTTCTCCAGCGTGTAGTCGGCCATGGAGAACGCGAACGAGCCGGTCGCCTCGGTGACGGCGTAGGCGATTGGGTCGAACAATTCGGCGACCCGGATGGGCTCGGACGTCATCTCGTAGGAGAACGTCGAACCCTCCTCGGTGGCGCCGACCGGAACCCACGCAGCTGCCCACACGTCGGTGAACACACTGCCAACGACGGTGTTGGTCGGCAGCGCCGTCCCGATGGGGGCCCTAAAGAGGTAGCCAGGATCCTTCAAGATCGTTGGCGTGGCGATGGTAGGCATCGGATGTCAGCCCTTTCTACTGGGTGGCTTCTTGGCCGGCCTTGGTGGTGCGCTTGGCCACCTGGTCCGGGCTGACCACGCCGCGTTCGACGTGGGAGACGGGGACGGCTTCGCCGCGGTTGAACGCGCGCACGCCGCCGATGTCGATCGGCTCGAGGGCTACGTACACGCCCCACTCGGCGAGAGCGTCGCGCCCAGCGTCGTCAGCGGTGCCGGCGGGGGCTTCAGTGGAGGCGTCTGTCTTGTCAGCCATTGCTGTTCCTCACGGGTTGGTTTCCAGTAGGAGATCGATCACGTACCGGGCGCGGCCGGTCTCGGTATCCGGCGCGGGGATGATGGTCGACGGCGCGGCGTTGGAGATGTCCCCGGCCGTCCACGAGCCGCGCAGGTCGCGGGTGACCGACCGGACGGTGCGGGCGATGGTTAGCGCGTTCGCCGCGTCGGTGGCGGTGTTTCCGGCGCCCCACACGTCGACCTGCATCCGCGGCTGGCCGGTGTGCCACTCAAGCTCGACCTCGTCGATCACGGTGAGTACCAGCAGCGGCCACGTCGGCGTGCCGGGAATGCGGTCGTAGATGCGGGTGCCGACCAGCGCGGTCAGCGACGCCTGGGCCAGCAGCGCCTCACGGGTCAACGCCAGTGCATCGGGCAACAGAGAGACAGGCATCGTGACCTCCGACCCTATTGCAGTGGCGCCGTGGTGGCGTTACAGTGGAGGCATGACAGACGACATTAAGATCACCGTTCGGTTGCCGGCCGAACTGCACAAGACGATCGCGCAAGTAGCTGCGGCCGAGCAGCGAAGCCTCAACGGGCAGATCATTTGGTTACTCAACCGGGCCATCAGCCAGAACATCGTGATCACTGAGATAACGCCAGGCCCAACAGGGCCACATCTCCACATGGAGATCAAGCAAGAAGGAGACCCGACATGACAACCCGACTGATCAGCCTGTTCGCAGCGGCCGGACTCGTGGCTGCCTGCGGTGGTGGCGAGCCGGACCTGGCAGCGTGTGAAGATGCCATGCGCGCTCAGTTCGCTGACGCGATGGCCGATCCTGACGCCGAAGAGGGCACCCGGCCGGCAGAATGCGAAGGCGTCTCCGACGAAGATGCTGAGCGCATTGCTATGGAGATACTGGGAGAGATGTTCGAGTAAAGTCAGCCGCCGGTGACGAGTTGAACCACCAACTCGAGGTGATGCTCGCCGCCGCGCAGCCGCCAGCGTTTGGGCTGGCCGTCGATCTCATAGTCGATGCCTCGGAAGCGGATTCGGTCGGTCGCCACTACGTCGGCGTCGGCGTA